CAACGCGGATGTGTAATCAGATAGGCGTTCCTCAGCAGTCTTGAGTTCCTTCGCCGCGCCACTCGCCCTGTTCCGTGATTCTTCAACCTTCTTATTCCATTCCTCAATCGCACCAGCAGATGAGAGTCTGGCCTTGAACTCTCTCTGGGTCGTTGCTTCTAGGCGCGCCATCGCGCCCGTGAACGCGATGGTTGGTGTGGCCTGAACCGCACCATTGAACGCTTCCTGCGCGGCGCGAGCCTTATTCAAGCGCGACTCATACCTGGCGATTGCGTCACTCAAATCTTGATAAGCACGGCTCGTCGGGTCGGTGACCGCGAGTTGCGCCTTCAATCCATCAATAATCTTCTGAGCCAGGTTCGGGTCTTGGTCAAGGAACTTCTCAAACGCCTCATCAGCAGATTCAATATTTACCTTGATGCCATCAACCACGAACTGAAAGTCACGGCCAAATTCCCTAATGGGGTCTTCTAGGCGTAGTTGGTCTTGAATGGTTCGCGCTGTCTTGATAAACGCTTCAGCAACTTCTTTGGTGCTTTGCTTGCTGTTGGAAGACATACCGCCAACAGCGATAATCATTTCTTCGCTGGCTATCTTTATCTTCTGCGACATCCCCATCGCGCTGTTACCGATTGAGAAGAACACCTGCGCCAAGCCGACAGCGGCAAACGCCTTACCGACACCTTGAATTGTTTGACCGACTTTGGTTAGTTGGCCATCCGCGTCCTTCAACGCGAGCACCGCCTTCACGGTGTCAATCGCCATCAACTTCTGGTAAGTGGTGTAAATCTTCGTGACTGCCGCTACCGCGATAAGGCCAGCAGACAGCGTTGCCAACACGCCAGCCAGCGCCAAGAACGCAGTACGGTTCTTGTCAGCGAACGACGCGAGCGCGCTGAACACGGGAACGATGGCTTCCACTATCGGTAGGAGCGCGGCACCGAAACTTTCTTGTAGTTCACCAACCTGGTTCTTCAACCGTTGAAGTTGCCCAGCGGTGGTCTCACCCATCGCTTCCGCGGAACCACCGAAGGTCGCAGTCAGTTCCTTGAAAATCTGGTCAAGGCTTTGCCCTTCCTTGATGTTGTCACGCAACATCGGGCTGAGCATCTGGAGAGCGCGATAGTTACCCGTATGCGCCCGTGCCAAAGCGGAAGACACTTCCACGAGGCCTTGGCCTGTCGCGGCAGAAATATCCATCGCGAGTTTCAGCGAGTGCTGAGCCGTGCCTAGGTCACCTGTCGTTCTGACGAGCGCTTCCAACGCTGGCCGCATCTCGCTATCCGTGAATGTTGAAGTCGCGGAGAGGCTCTTGATGTATTCCTCATTCGCCGCAATCTGTTCATTCGTCGCGCCTGTGGTATTACGAAGCGTCAGCGCAAGTTTCTCTTGTTCCTGCTGGTCTTCAATCGCGGCCTTGACCGCCAGGCCAGCCGCCGCTGTCAATCCAGCGAGCGCCGCCGCCGCTGGTAACGCGGCCTTCTGAATCGCGAACTGAGCCTTCTGGCTCGTTGTCTCAAGTTTCTTGAACTCTTCAATCGCCTTCTTGATGCCTGAGCCATCAAACGCTGAAATGATATCTACGCCGAGTGCCATGACTATTCCGCCTTACCGCGAACCAGGCGCGCACGGATACGCGAGTTCTGTGCCTTGATGCTCAACGCCACCGACTTCTCAACCATCGGCAGATGCTTCTTCGTGTATGGGTACATGATGCGCGAACGCTTCCCGTCACCACGCGACTTAGTGCGTAGGTGCTTATCAAGGTTATGGATAAATCGTTCGCCAGCCTCATTCTTGAAGGCGGAACCAGCCACATCATAAACCTGGCCAGCCGCGTTCATCTGCTGAAGCCGCAAGATACCAACCGTACGGAACCGTGCGCCTTGAAATCCCTTCGGGCGTGGCACCACGGCCTTCACGCCTCGCCGTACATTCATCGCGTTATAGCCAGGCATACGCGCCTTACCGCGGCGCCGATTCGTTTCATGCCAGAACTCCAACGGTGGCTTCCCAGGGAACGCTGAACCAACCGCGGTAGCGATAGGAGCCGCTGACTGAACCAGCGCCTTGGTCACTTCCTTATATAAATCTTTATCGTAAGAACGCAGGTCATCAAGCAACGACTTCAACATCGTGGCATCTACCTTGATATTCCAATGGTATTTGCTAGACAACTCCGCCATAACCGCCCATCTTAGTGCTTCCTACGATTCATCTTCTCCGCTCGCCATTGCAGATAAGAGAACATCGCGGCAATCATCTCATCGCCAGCGTCAAGAAGTAGTTGTGGCGCTATCCCTGTTTCGCAAGCAAGTCCAGCGATTTGCCAATGCGCTGATTCGCGTTCAGCGACTAAGCCTGGGCTTTTCCCTCGTCGCGCACCTCAACGGCCTCAACGGTTGATACCCAATCAGGTTCAAACTTCAAGTTCGTTCCACCGCGTCGCTTCTCGCTATGCCACGCCAACCATGCGAGGTCAGTCAGTTGCATATCGGCCTCAAGTTTCACGACGCTACGGCGACGCTCTTTCTCAAAGGCTATGAAGTCAGGGAACAACGCGTCCACATCAGCGGTCTGCCCGTTGATGAACTTGACTTTCAACTCAATCTTCATATCACTCCTCCTATCGGTTATTGAAGATGATTACGAGAGGCTCTTGGTAAGCGTTCCGCCCGTGAAGGTCAGCGTAATCGGTGAAGTGGAACCGACATCGCCAGCCGCAATCGGCGTGTGCGAAGCCAGGTAAGCACCCACGATTGAGTAGCCAGGGTTAGTTGCCGAAGTGGCGACACCCTTTTGTGGCTTCAGCGAGATGCTGGTGGTGGTTCCGACGAGTGGGAAGATGGTCGCTTCAACTTCCGAAGCATCAAAGTCCTGGTACAGGGTGACTTCAACGGTGTTGTTCTGGATACCACCGACGAACGCACGGTTGCCGCCCATTACGGTTGCGTCTTGCTGCTCAACTTCGTAGGTCAGCGTGACTGCGTTTGAACGGTCACTCAAATCTACATCGTTGATGAGAATCTGAACATTCTTGAACGCGATGATGGCCATGTCTTATTCCTCAACCTTCGGTTGTTTGTCGTTGTCTTTCTTACTGAACTTGCTACCGACTTCAGCGATGTGGCCGCCGCTAAGTAGCGCCTCCACATTAGCACCTGCGAGGTCATCTTCGCTCACGGTTGCGCCTGCTGAGAAGTTCGCGAGTCTGCTTGAAATCACCTTGAACTGTTTCATGCCGTACATCTTAGCCGTTCACAGTCACTTGTGTTGCTATCTGAAGGAATTCTGCATCACCCTGGCTGACTGAAGTGATATCAGTTGATGAGGCAACCGTAAGGCTTTGCGCCACGCCACCGAGAGTCTCATCGGCTTCAATCGCGGCGCGTAGCGACTTCGCGCCAGAGAACGCCAAATAGTCATCAAGGTCTTGATTCGCCCTATCATCCGTGTACCTACCAACGATTACATACACGACGCAATCAAAGACCACGAGGCCGCCGCCCATCGCACGGTGGTAGTTCACCTGGTTGATGACAGGGAAGGCGATAGGTGGATTGATTTGTGATGGCTGATACGAGAAGGTTCGCAAACCTGAGATAGTGGCCAGGCGATTCTTCAGGCCTGTCAAGACCTGCGTTGCGGTAGCGGCCATCAGCCGATACCCATCTTCACATAACGATTCAAGAAGTCACGCACATCAGGGTCAACGGCTCGCACCTGAAGCGCCATATCACCGAAGCCAACCACGCCGAGAGCCGCGTTATACCTCGCGAATCCACGCGCCGCCAACAGCACACACGCTTCACGCACATCATCAGGGATTGACGGATAACCCCACACGCCAGTCACGCTCACGCCAGGCAACGGTGGAACCGTGAAAATAGGGAATGTCTTACCGCCTACTGCGGTGATACGGAAGTACGGAATACCGAGAAGGTTCGCGTCGTATGGTTCAAGCGAGTAATCCGTGCCAGCAGTCCACACGGTGCTGAAGGTTTGGTCACCAGCGTCATCCGTAGCCAGGGTCGTGACTGATACCAAATCATCACGCAAGAACACCGCTTGAATATCGCGAGCGAACAGTTTTACCGTAGCGTTTTGCTGATAGAAGTATCTACCGCAGTAACCATCAATACGGCGTGAAGCGCCTTCAATTGCGTTCTCAAGAAGCGTGTTATCCGTGTTATCGGTGATACGCAACGCCGCCTTGAGTTCATTCAAGGTGCAGTAACCGTTCGTGATAGCCATCAGCGACTCTCAGTCTTCTTGCGCCGCTTGCCTTTCGTAACGGTGGCTGTTTCTACTTCTGGTTCAACTGCCGCGAGTTCACGCACCCCGAGGCCAGCCAACACTTCATCAATGGCCGCTACACGATTGTGGAGGCCACGACGCAGGTAACCGAGCCGTTCCTGCTTCAACGAATGTATGAGTGTTGCGCGCTTGTCCATGAGAACCTCCGACCTGAGATAATACCGCAACGCGGCACCCCACCCTCATCAGGTGAAAGTGCCGCGCTGTTGGTAGGCGATTAGAAGGTTGGTGCCGCGAGGCCAGAGCCGATGATTTCAGCCCACGACTTCGGGTAACGGCGAACCGTCACGGCCGAGTAGCCATAGACAATCATCTGGACATCAAGTTCTGCACCCTTTGGTTGCTCAAAGCGGAGCATCATCGGGGAGCCATCGCCTTCTTCCCACAGGTGGAGTTCCTGCGTGTTACCGATGTAGATGGCATCC